AGTTAACAAACTTAAAAACAGATAATTTAGAAGCTGTATATGGAGACAGCAGAGTTGTAATTCCAAGAGGTACAGTTGTACATATAGACGGTGATGGGGCAGTAACTAAACCTACTTACGTTAAAACAACAAAAGAGGACGGTACTAAACCTAACGGAGTTATTTTCAATACTATATATGTAGATGAATATGATTCTGGAACAGATGATTATATAAATGCTACTGTGTTAGTTCATGGTTTTGTAAGAAAAGACCGTTTATACGGAGATAAAGACAATTTAAACAACAGTATGATACATGTTGTAAATAAATAAGACAGAATAGGAGATGATAACATATGCCAACAAATTTAAATCTATTTGATTATATAAATAGTAAAGAAATAGCAGCTTATGTTACAGACAAACCGGAAAATAAAATACCATATTTCGGAGAGACATTATTCCCAGCGAAAAAGCAACTGGGTACAGATATAAGCTGGCTAAAAGGTTCTAATGGTTTACCGATAGCAATACAACCTTCTAATTATGATGCTAAAGCAAGATTGAGAGAAAAAGAAGGATTTGAAGGAGTTAGTACAGAAATGGCATTCTTCAGAGAATCTATGCGTATCGGTGAAAAAGACCGTCAACAAATAAATTTATTACTTAATAACCCGCAATCTCAAATGGCATTACCAATAATAAACCGTATATTTGATGAAGCTGGCAGATTAGTAGAAGGTGTTAGAGCTCAAGCAGAATATATGAGAATGCAGCTTTTAACTAGTGGTAAAATAAATGTTACATCTGCCGATGGCAGAGCAAAATACGTTTATGATTATCAACAAAAAAATAAATTTAAATGTAAAAAAGGACAAGCAAGTTGGAGTGAATCAAATACAACTGCAGACCCAGTGAAAGATATAGTTGCTTGGTGTGACTATATGGAAGATTTAAGAGGTGTAAGACCAACTAGACTTGTTATGAATAGAAATACATTCTTAAATATGGTACATTGTCCTAAACTTCACAAAATGATGTATCCTAATGATTCTGCATTGAATTACTATGTATCAGATGATCAAGTCAAATCTTTTGTTGAATCAGTGACAGGATGTTCAATATTTGTATATTCTAAAAAAATACAAATGTTAAACCATGACACAGGTCTAGGAACTGGAACTCCAGTAGCATTAATCCCTGATAACATAGTAGTTATATTACCACCAAGAGATATATTAGGTAATACATATTATGGTACTACTCCAGAAGAATCTGATTTACTAAGTGGAAGTTCTGCTCAAGTATCAATAGTAAATAACGGTACTGCAGTTACTACTTACAAAGAAAATCATCCAGTTAATGTTGTAACTATAGTATCTTCTGTTATGATACCATCATTTGAAACAATAGATGATTGCGGTTTTGCCGATGTATCACAAGTGGGTGCAACATCTATAACAGAATAATAAAATAGCTTACTCATTTTTCTAATATATTGCCCTAGAGAGTTTAAATACTCCTAGGGCTTTTAAATTAGGAGGTTAAGTATGTTAGATGTAGATATAATAAAGACAATGCTTTTAGAAGAAACATATCCAACATTGACTGATGAACAATTAAAAATGCTAGCTTTAAATTATGATAATATAAACGAAGCTTGTTATTATGGATGCCTTATGAAAGCTAGAGTAGATAAAGTTAAAATAGGTCCTATAGAAGTAGAAAGCAATTCTGATTACTGGTTAAAGTTAGCAGATGGCTTTTATCGTAAATTTATAAGGGAATCGCAAGAAGACTACAGTATAACAGGACATTGTATGAGGCGAGCAGATGAGTTATAACTATAAAACGTTATTACCAACTGTTATAAATGCTATTAATAATTATGGAATAGATATAAGTATCTATAGGGATTTTTTTGAAAGTGAAGTAGGTGTTCAAACGTATAAGGAGACAAAGAAAATAGCTCAAATAAAAGGAATTATAGATAACAGTTCTATTTCAAAAACATCTGCAACAACAGAAAATGAATTTAAACAAAATCCAATAAGTGGTACATTATATTACTCATATGATAAAGACTTAGACATACAACAAGGAGATTTTTTGATAGTTAATAATATTAAATACATCTTAGACATACCAGTGGATGTACTTGAAGTTGGATTATTATATCAATGTTCATTAAGAGGTGTTAAAATTGAGTGATATAAATATAAATATAGATATAAGTCAAGTTTCACAGAATTTAGATGGGTTAACAGAAAGATTATTACAACAAATAGGGGTATTAGGTGAAGCTACAGGCCAAAAGATGAAGGCTCATGCACAAACGAATGCACCTTGGACAGATAGAACAGGAGATGCACGTAATAGATTAGAATATCAATCTAAAAAAGATGAAACCGGTGTTACTATATCACTTTTTCATCAAGTGGAATACGGTATATATCTTGAATTATGCAATAATGAGAATTACGCAATACTAAAAAATTCTAGAGATGCAATACTGCCAGAATTTCTACAAGCAGTACAAGCAATTAGACTTTAGGAGGTTAACAGTGATTAGAGAGTCCTTACATGAAAAGCTTAATTCTATTATTCCAACATATTCAGTCGGTTTTGATGTAGGAACTATCAATCAAGACTGTTTAATTCTTAGAAAAAATATAGATTTACCTGCTGTTAGCAATTCAAATGCTGGATGGGATAATTGGACTATAGAAATATATACTAAAAAAAGCCCATTACAAATCGATAGAATTATAAATAATATAATAGAAAAATTAAGCACTTTAAATGTTGAACTTGTATACGGAGGTGGAGCCGAATATTTTGATACAAGATATCAAGCATTTGCATCAAGTATTCAAATAAGAACGCCTAAGACTTTTGATATGAAAAATAATAACTAACACAGGAGGTTAACAGATGGAAATTTTATACAATATAGAACGAGTAGATTTAACTGAGTTAGACCCTACAACAGGAAAAGAAGCATCAGGTCCTACTGCTATAAAAACTACTATAAAAACTGCTAAGGAAGCAAAACTTTCTGCAGTAATATCTGAAGGCGCTGAAGAAATATTAAGAAATGCTACAAGTATATTAGCAGTAGTAAGAGAAGATGACTTATTATATGGATATGATTTTACATTCACAGACAATACATTTGATATAAAAGCAGCTCAATTAGTAGCAGGGTATGTAAAATCTACTGCAGACGCTGCAGGTGAAACAGATTTACAAACTCCAATGATGAGTGAAGGAAATAAAGGTAAACCTTTCAAATGCGACATATATGTTGCTAACTACGAAGGTGACTCAATCAAGAATTACTGTAAAATAACTCTAAACAAATGTCTAGGTAAATTCCCAGACATGACAGTAGGTTCAGAATTCTTTGCACCTGAGTTCTCAATAAAAGCAAGAGAAAATACAAAAGCAAAATTACCTATAAAAAATATCGCATGGGTAGATTCATTACCCAGCTAATGTCTCAACTCAACAAATACAAGTTGACGAAGAGACTAAACCGGTAGTTTAACTAGATAAATAATAGGAGGATTAGAAAAATGAGTAAAGTTATAAGTGTAGAAGATTTCAGAAAAAAAGCAACAAGAATAATAACAATACCTGGGTTTACAGATGACGAATGTTTCGAAGTAATGATAAAATCTGTCTCAGTTCCAGACATGTTAATTAATGGCAAGTTGCCAAATTCATTATTAAAAATAGTGTCAGATATGTTTGACTCTAAAACAGTTCAACTGGATAAAGACAAACAACCTGATGTGAACACAAAAGAAATACTAGATGACCCAGATAAACTAAAAGAATTAGTGAATATGATGAAACTAATAGCTAAAGAAGCATTAGTCGAACCTAAATATGATGATATAGAAGATGTATTGACTCAAGAACAAATACAAACTATATTTGAACAGGCGTCAGGTGGAGTAAAAAAAGTTATGCCCATTGATGCAGAGTAAAAAAGTATTAGATGTTATTTCTATAGCAAAAACTTTTAATGCTCTGCCAAGTGATGTAATAGGGTTGAGTAAAGATGACCCATATACAAGATATTGTTTTGATGAAGCATGTACCTATCTTTATAGCATGATGCAACCAGATAAAGATGGGCATACTAAGGAGCCGATATTTGAAGAAGATAGAAAGAAAAAAGAAACTAAATATAATAATCCAGGACTTGAGTTATTATTAGGTAAAGAATGAAGCTATGAGACTATTAAGATCTTATAGCTTTTTTATTATATATGGAGGTGGATATTATGGCAGGAACAGATTTAGGTACTATAGTCGCCCACCTTAGATTAGATGTACAAGAATTTCAGAATGGTATACAACAAGCACAAACTCAACTGAATGAAGCAAGTTCTGGTTTTGAACGAATTACGAATGCAGGAAAAAGATTACAGGGAATAGGAGCAGGATTAACTGCAGCAGTTACTGTACCAGTAGCAGGAATAGCAAAATCGGCATATGAAGTAAATAAAGCGTTTCAGACTTCAATGTCAAATGTTCAAGCGTTAAGTGGAGCAACTGGGAAAGATTTAGAAGACTTAACTAATCTAGCAAGAGAAATGGGAGCTACCACTCAGTTCAGTGCTTCAGAAGCAGCAGATGCATTAGGCTAAAAAAAGACTTTATTATGTTAATACACTTAGTAATAAAGTTGTGGCGACTATGACGAAAGCTTACAAGTAGGTCATAGTTAATGAGAGGGCAAAATCGGTGAAGGGTGTAGTGTCCTGATACCGAGATAACTTATATGAGTAACGTCTATAAGCATTGTAACGAGTTGGGAATGAAACTTTTTATTTGAGATAGTGAAAAGAATATAATTTCCCCATGAGTGTCCTCTATCAGTAAGCCTTGTATTATGAAAAATGAATACAAGTGGTAAAAGTGTACCCTAGACTGGGTTGGAGACAACCAACCGATGAAAATGAGGGAAACCTCCAGAGATCAAGGTAAAGAACTTGGTGTTAATAACAATCGACATGGCATTAGCTGGTTGGGATGCGCAACAATCAATGGATGGTTTACCTGGAGTGCTAAATCTGGCCGCTGCATCAGGTATGGAACTTGCAGATGCGTCAGATATGGTAACTGACTATTTATCAGCATTTGGTGAAGGTGCAGACCAGGCAGGTAGAATGGCAGATGTACTTGCATATGCTCAAGCTCATTCTAATACTACGACTGCAGGACTTGGAGAAGCATTTAAAAACTGTGCAGCTAATGCACATGCTTTTGGACTTGATATTGAACAAACTACAGCATTAATAGGTAAATTATCAGACCAGGGGCTAAAAGGTAGTGAAGCAGGTACAGCATTAACAGCAGTAATGCGTGATATAACTCAAAAAATGAAAAATGGGTCAATACAAATAGGTAAAACTGCAGTTTCTGTACAAGATTCAAACGGTAATTTCAGAGATATGACTGATATATTAGCAGATGTTGAAAAAGCTACTAATGGTATGGGAGATGCTCAAAAGAATGCAGCTTTAATGGGTACATTTACTTCAGACTCAATCAAGGCTTTGAACATACTTCTTAATACAGGAAGTGGCAATATAAAAGACTTTGAAAAAGCGTTAAGAGGTAGTAAAGGTTCAGCTGAAGAAATGGCGAAGACTATGAATGACAATTTAGAAGGTGACTTAAAGAGTATGAATTCAGCTATTGAAGAGTGTTACTTAACTATGATGGAAAAACTAGACCCAGTACTACGTCTAATAGTTCAAGGTATTACAAAACTTGCACAGGGATTTGGAAAAATACCTCAACCAATAATGATAGTTATCATGAGTATAGCTGGTATACTTGCAGTATTAGGACCTTTACTTATAATTATAGGTACTGTAATGACTCAAGCTGAAAAATGTGTTCAAGTTATAAATAGATTCAGAGCATTTAGAGCAGCTGGAGGATTTGCTCGAGTATTTAGCATTGCATTAAATGGAGTACGAGCTGCATGCACGAGGGTAGTTAGTATTATTACAGGTACAGTATTACCTGCATTACAGTCTCTATGGGCAGCATTATTAGCAAATCCAGTTGCATTAGTTGTTGTAGCAATTCTTGCATTAATTGGAGTATTTACTTACTTATGGAATCACTGCGAATCGTTTAGGAACTTCTGGATAAATTTATGGGATAATTTACTAGATGCCGTTAATAGCTTTTCACCCGCACTTGGTCAAGTTCTTGAGGGTATAGGAAATGTTATTTCTGGATTTGTAAATATCATTCAAGCACTATTTGGAGGCATCAAAGATATCATTGTAGATATATTCTCAGGTGACTTTGACAAAGTAGGCGAAGATTTCATTAATATGGGAGAAAAAATATCGGACGCAGTAGATAAAATATTTAGTGGACTTGGACAGATAGCCGAAAATGCACTTGAAGGATTATATGATGTAGTAACTGGAGCATTACAACAAGTATTTGACCCACTCATTGATTGGGGATATTCTGTAACGGGTGCTTTAGGCGATACATTTATTGATTTATATGCAATATTTGAGGATTCATTCCAAACTATAATCGACTATGTACAAGATATTATTTCTATTTTGGATAGTTTATTCTCAGGTGACTTTGAAGGCGCACTAGAAGGCGTACAGGAACTATTTTCACACCTAGGCGAAAATATATCTAATATATTAGAAGATATGGGAGATTTAATAGTTGATATATTTAGAACAATGGGTCAACTAATAATGAGTGCATTAAGTTCGGCATGGAGTTCAATTACTGGTTGGTTCAGTAATTTGGGAACCATTATAATGAATGGTTTATCTAATGCATTAAATTCTATAGGTAGTTTTTTCAATAGTTTGCCAAGTATGATAGGATATGCAATTGGTGTAGTAGCTGGAGTTATATCGAATGGTATTGTTAGTTGTTGGAATTTTGTAACTCAAACTATTCCGACATTTTTCTCACAAATAGGTCAATGGTTCTCACAATTGCCTACAGTTATTGGACAATGGCTTACAGACACTTATAATAGAGTAGTAGAATGGGCAACACAATTACCAAGTAAAGCTCAAGAAGCCTTTCAACGATTTATTAATAGCGCTGGAACTTGGTTCTCTCAATTACCTTCAAGAATAGGTAACTGGTTGACTAATACTTACAATCAAGTATCACAATGGGCGAGTCAATTACCTAGTAAAGCTCAACAGGCGGGTTCCCGATTTGTAAGTAGAGCAAGCACAGCGTTATCACAATTACCAGGTCGAGTATGGAGTTATCTTTCAAGTTGTATATCAAGAGCAATTTCATTCGCATCACAATTTGCAAGTAAAGGACTTCAAGCTGCTAACAATTTCAAGAATAGGATAATTAGTGGACTTAAAAGTATTCCATCGAGAGTTACGAGTATAGGTAGACAAATAGTACAAGGATTGTGGAATGGAATTAAGGGCGCAGGTAGTTGGTTAAGTGGTCAAATAAGTAGTTTCGCTAATAGTATAATTTCAGGATTTAAATCTTCGTTTAAAATTCATTCTCCTTCTCAAGTCATGCGTGATGAAGTAGGTAAATATCTACCTAAAGGTATTGATGTAGGTATTAAACTAGGTAGTAAAGACACATTAAAAGCAGTAAAAGACTTCTCCAATCAAATAATAGAAACTGCTAAACTTGGAGATATAACTCAAGCAATGTCTATAAATACAGGTGATGTAAGTACTCAAAATATAGTTCAATCAGATAATACAGTTGCTGCAATTGATGAGTTAAGAAGGACTGTACAACAACAAAATAGAAATATAGACTCAACTATACTAATGGACAAAGAAGTTGTAGGTAGAAAAGTTGCAGAGCCTGTAAAAACTCATAATGACACAACAACAATGAGACTTAACAGATTGGAGGGTATAACACAATGGTAAATTATTTCATGTTCAATAAAAGTGAAATAAATGAATTGTATCTAGTCACAGATATATCAAGAGTGTTATTACCAAAAAAGAAAATAGAAACTCTAGATATTGCATCTAGAGATGGTGAAGTATTCAATGGGAGCAAATATGCTCCTATTGAAT